CTGTTATTTCACCTGGAGGTAAGTTTGTTAATTGTGAACCATCACCTTTAAAGTTTGAAGCGGTTATGGCACCATTTAAAGAAAGAGAACCAGTGATTGGTCTTGGGTGAGAGTTTACAGTTAATATTTCTGAGATTGATTCAAGTGATGAAGATTTTTTTAGAAATAATCTTCCATCATAGGTATTCATTGCCAATTCACCTAATTCAAGATTAGATGTACTTGGTATCTTACCACTAACTGCCGTTCTTTTTAGTTTAATTAACTGTGCCATATCTATGACTTACTCTTTCATTATATAATTAACAAAATAAGAAATCCTTATATAAGGATTTAATTTCTTATTTCAACTTTTCTTTTAAACTATCGATTTCTTTTTGTTGCTCTTTAATAGCCTCTATTAAGAGACCAGTAAGTTTAGCATAATCTACTCCTTTATATCCATTATCTCTATTAGTTACCAATTCTGGTAATACTTTTTCAACATCTTGTGCAATTACACCAACATTTGGTAATGTTTGTTGTAATTCATCTGCATTTTCATTCCAATTCCATGTTACACCTTTTAAAGATTGTACTTTTTCAATTGGGTTAGAGATAAGTTCTATATTATCTTTTAATCTTTCATCCGAAGAAGCGAATGCTACAACATCTCCACCTACGTTTAATGCTCCACTAATACCAACACCACCAGTTACTTTAAGTGCTCCAGTCGTTTTGGATGTTGAAGCAGTTGAGTTTGTGATTGATATAATACCAGTTGCAGTATCATTAGCATCACTTCTTAGATATTTACTATCTGTTTGAGATGTAATATCAAATGATGAAATATAGTTAGCACCATTTGCAATGTATTGGTTATCTAATGCTCCACCATTACCAGTATAAGTTGATAATGCTGTGTTTTCAACATTTCCTAAACCTAAATCTCCTTTAGTTAAGTTTCTTGTTGCAACACTACCATTTGCATCAGTAACACGTCCACTCGTATCTGTTGTAATATTAATATCTAAATCAGATATTACAGTTGCACCTGATAAAAGAGTGGTATCGATATCTATATCATCTCCAGCTAAGTTAGTTGGAAGTACATAGTTAACTGTTCCTGCAGCATCTACTCCTAAGTTTGTTCTTGCAGTAGCAGCATTTGTTAAATCACTTAAGTTTTGGTCTTTTTGTAATTTTCCACCAACAGTAGTTGTTAATGATGCCAGACCTGATTGGTCTGATGCTAAAGAAGCGGATAATTCACCAAGTGTATCTAATGTTGAACCAGCGTTTCCGATAATGTCATCAATTCTACCTTGTACGAATGCCGTAGTTGCTATTCTTGTAGAAGAGTTAGCAGCATCTTGAGTAGGAGCGATAGGATTACCAGTGAATGTTGGTGATGAAAACATTGTTGATTTAGATTCGTTTGTTACGTTTCCTAAACCTAAATTAGTTGCGGTTAGTGTTCTTGTTGCAACAGAAGCGTTTGCATCTGTTACTAAACCACTTGTGTTTGTTGTAATATTAATATCTAAATCAGATATTACAGTTGCTCCTGTCAACGCACCTGTATCAATATCGATATCATCACCAGCTAAGTTAGTTGGTAAAGTATAATTTACAGTTCCTGCTGGGTCTACACCTAAGTTAGTTCTTGCAGTAGCAGCATCTGATAAATCAGATAAGTTTTGGTTTTTTTGTAATTTTCCACTTACAACAGTAGTTAAAGAATCAAGTGCTCCCTCATCAGCTGCTAGTGAAGCAGATATCTCACCAAGAGTATCCATTGCCGCTGGAGCGTTTCCTACTAAAGCAGTAAGTTCTGTTTGTACATAAGCAGTTGTTGCTATTTTAGTTGAGTTATCATCAGCTGTTGGAGTTGGTGCTACTGTTGTTCCAGTAAATGTAGGAGAAGCAAACATTGTTGATTTTGATTCATTGGTAACATTACCTAAACCTACATGAGTAGCGGTTACACCAGCAACTGTTCCAGTAAATGTAGGAGAAGCAAACATTGTTGATTTTGATTCATTGGTAACATTACCTAATCCAACATGAGATTTTGTTACACCAGCAACTGTTCCTGTAAATGTTGGTGATGCAAACATTGTACTTTTACTTTCGTTTGTTACATTACCCAATCCAACATCACCTTTTGTAGTTCCTTGTGCTCTTAAACTTGCATAAGTTCCACTTTGTGAGAAAGCAGCAACATCAGTAATATCAGCAGATGTAATTGAACCACTAAGTACTGATAATGAATCTAAATGGTCTGTTACATCCGAATCACTATAATTAGTAGCACCACTTGAAATATTTAAGAATGAACGAACTTCAGATGCCGAACCACTTACTACTGAATCTGCAGTTATTTTTGTTTTTACTTTTGCATCTGTATAATATTTGTTTGTACCCTCAGATACATTTGAAGTTGATAAGTTTGAAATATCTGTACTAGCATCTACTTGATTTCTTGTTATTACTTGACCACTTATTGAAATATAATCATATGAACCAGCAAGTGTTACATCAGTTGAATTATCTGTTCCTGCTGCATCTACACCAAGTGCTGTTCTTGCTGCACCTGCTGTGGTTGCTCCTGTACCACCACTTCCAATTGGAACTGTTCCACCAGTTATTTCTTGACCTGATATAGATAAGTAATTTGTATTTTCAAGTGTAACATTGGTTGAATTATCTGTTCCAGCTGCATCAACTCCAAGTGCTGTTCTTGCTGCACCCGCCGTAGTTGCACCTGTACCACCACTTCCGACTGGTACTGTTCCACCAGTTATTTCTTGTCCACTTAATGATAAGTAATTTGTATTTCCTAAAGTTACATCTGTTGAATTATCAGTTCCAGCTGCATCAACTCCAAGTGCTGTTCTTGCTGCACCTGCTGTAGTTGCTCCTGTACCACCTCTATTTACTGCTAAAGTACCAGTTGTTGAACCAATTGAAACTTGAGATGAACCAGAGATTACTGTATTACTATTTAATATAGGTACAACATTTCCAGCATCAGTTACATCAGCACCACCTTCAATACCATCTAATTTAGATTTTAAAGTATTTGTTAAATTATTTGTATCCGATTCACTAAATAATGCAGTTTTAATTTCAGCACCTGTCTGGTCTGCCGTAGCACTACTTTCAATACCATCTAATTTAGATTTTAAAGTATTTGTTAAATTATTTGTATCATCTTCACTAAATAATGCAGTTTTAATTTCAGCACCTGTTTGGTCTGCGGTTGAGCCATTTTCAACATTTAGTAAAGTTCTTACTTGAGATGCTGAACCACTTATTACTGATAATGAATCTAAATGGTCTGTTACATCCGAATCACCATATTGTGCCGAACCATCAAGTGTAAGTGTACCAGCTGAATCGTTATAAGTTGCTGTTATACCAGTTCCACCTACTATTAATGCATTAACTCTATCATCTACTCTTTCATTTGTAAAGTATAAGTTACTTGAACCTTCTGTAATTTCATCTGTATTATCTTTTGTTAAGATTTGTGAATCTACATAAGCTTTTACTGATTGTTGTGTTGGAAATTTGGTGTTTGAGTTGGAATTCATATTATCTTCATCAACACCAACTAAATTAATAATTTGTGATGAACCACTTACTACACTATCACCATTAATTTCTAAATATCTTAAGTCAAAGGAAGATGTTAGTTGAGAAGAACCACTAAACAAACCAATAGCATTAATACCAGATACAAATGTTGCTCTTTTTTCGTTTCCACTATCAGATGTATCTGAAAATAATACTTCATCATCTCCAGCCAATGTTCCAGCTGAAAATCCATCTATGTTTAGTGAAGTTGCAGCAACTCCAGTTAAGTTTGAACCATCTCCAAGGAATGAACCTGTGAATGAACCACTTAAGTTTGTACTTGGTTTGGTTGAGGTTTGGTTTCCACTTGTATCCTTTTCAATAGTTTCAAGTTCTCCACCGGTTGAAATCTGTAATACAACTTCTGTCCCATCTTCTCTTGGGAAAGCTAACGAACCTGTAATTTTTGGACTGTGTATAATCATTTTTTAATCTCTTCCTTTTATATTATAAATATATTATTTTTAAATAGAACCACCATCTATTTGATTTATTGATGAAGATGATGCTGTTCCCGTTACATCTCCTGTTAAAACTACTTGGGATGAACCACTTATTAAACCACTTGGTAAATTTGCTACTATTTCTGCAGATAATCCCGATACATTGGTTGCAGGTATTGAACCACTAACTACATGACCACCCTTTGCAACTACAACATATCCACTTTCTGCCTGTGGGAATGTTATTGTTACTGTATCGTTATTTGTTATTTTAAGAGTGGCTGGTATTACTTGGAAATCATTTGAATCATATACTTGTACTATTGCATTTGGTGTATCTAAGTTATGATTTACTACCCATGTTGATGAGTTAGAAAATGTTCTTTTAATAGTTGCAGATTGTTCAACAGTAATATTTTCTAATCTACTACCATCTCCAACAAAATATGATGCGGATATAGAACCAGTTACATCTATCGAACCTGTATAAATATTTCCTACTAACTCTTGTACCGTATCACCTTGAGAACCACTTCTTCTAAGGAAAACTTTTCCATCATCAACATTTATTGCTAATTCTCCTATTGATAAATCTGAGGTGGTTGGTGAAGAGCCGGGGCTGGTACTTCTTTTCAGTTTAATAATCTGAGCCATTCTTTATCCCAATCTTTTTTTTAATTCAGAAACTTCGTTGTTTAATTCTTTTATTCCCTCTATAAGTAAAGATACTAATTTATCATATTTTACAGCCTTGTATCCATCTGTTTTTTCTTGAACTAGCTCTGGTAATACTTTTTCTATTTCTTGTGCAATAACACCGTAGTCTTTACCTTTATAAATATTTTGTTTTTCTTCATTCCATACGAAACTATTACCAGAAATCTGATTTATTTTTTGAAGAGGATTTTCGATTGGTTTTATATCATTTTTTAATCTCTCATCTGAAGATGCGTATGCAATTATATCATCACTTGCCTTTACAGTTCCAACTACATAAATATCATCAGATATATTGAATCTTGAGTTTGAGTGGTCCCAAGTAATTGATTCATTTGCCCCATCAATTTCAATACCTGCACCATTGGCCGCTGCAGAATCTGCAGAACCACTTGCAACTGTGATAAGTTTATCTTCAATTTTTAATTCTGTTGAAGATATTTCAGTTGCAGAACCAAGAACTACAAAGTTACCACTTACAGTTAGATTACCTCCAAATGAACCACTATTAAATGAAACATCTGAAGTTGTTGATAAATTTTGGTTAATTGTATCAAGTTCTGTTTTATTTGAATGTGTATGTGTACTACCTTCTAATGAATCTATTCTTGAATCCAATGAAGTTGATACTGCAGTTCCTACAAATAAATTATTTACTTGAGTTGAACCACTTACAACTGTTTCAGTATCTAATTTTTTCTTTGTACCTTCTAAGAAGTGAGCTGAACCAGTATCTAAGAATATACTTCTATTTTGGTCAATAGTACCACCACCATCTAAACCTTTACCACTACCAACTGTGAGAGTAGCGTGGTCTATGTGTCTACTTGCAGTATAATTTGTAGTTTGGTTATGGTCAATTTGTGATGAACCACTAATTACTCCTTCAGTATTTAATTTTGTTTTTACTCTTAAATCAGTATAGTAAAGATTGGTTGAACCTTCTGATAAATCATCGGTATCAAATCCACTAAGTGATATTTGTGCCGAACCACTAAGTACACCTTCGGTATTTAAAACATCTACGATTTGTGATGAACCACTTACTACCCCATCTCCGTTAATTTCTAAGTATCTTAAATCTAAAGATGAAGTTACTTGGGATGAACCACTTATTAAACCACTTGGTAATTGAGGTGCAATACCTTGTACACCACCAACGAAGTGAGCTGAACCAGTATCTATTGAAAATACAACATCACCAACATTACCATAGTAACCACTACCATCAGTAGAACCATCTCCAGTATGAGAAATACCTGTTCCCGATGATGGATATAAATTTGAAGAGTTTACTGATGTTATATCACCTGCACCTGCATCAATTAATGCTTGATTTACTGCATAGTTTGTTGGAATTACATTTTGGTCGTTATCAATTGAGTTAGATACATTTAAGAATGCAGCCGTACCTAAGTTTCTATATCCTACCGAACCTGCAGAACCACTAATAAGTGTTGCGGTTTCTCCAGTCCCCAATGAACTAAGAGTTGTAAGTGATAAACCATTAAATGTTGGAGAATCTGATTCTTTTAAACCCAAATCTACATTAGTACTATTTGAATTTATACTTGCTGTTACAACACCTTGGTGATTTGATGCAAATGATGAACCACTTACAACATTATCTCCGTTAATTTCTAAGTATCTTAAATCTAAAGATGAAGTTACTTGAGAAGAGCCACTCAAAACTCCCTCTACATCTAATTTTGTTTTTACTTTACTATCTGAATATTGATTTATTGAACTGTAATTTGTTGTTGCGGTTACATCAACTTGTGAAGAACCACTAATTACAGTTTCAGTATTTAGTACATCAACTATTTGTGATGAACCAGATACAATACCACTTGGTAATGCACCTATATCAAAGAAATTTACTTGTTGAGATGATGTGAATACGTTATCACCATTAATTTCTAAATATCTTAAATCTAAAGATGAAGTTAGTTGAGATGAACCAGAAACAACACTACCAATTAAATCTGCCGTAATATTACCATTTGTTATGGTAAAGTTTACTGTTGATGAATCAGTTGATTGTGAAACTATATTTGAATCTCTATTTGATATATCACCAAATTCTACTTGAGATGAACCACTAAATACATTATCTCCATTGATTTCTAAGTATCTTAAATCTAAAGATGAAGTTACTTGGGATGAACCACTTACGATTCCTCCTATTACATCACCAGTTATATTTCCATTTGTTATAGAGAAATCGATAGTACTTGAATCAGTTGATTGTGAAACTATATTTGAATCTCTGTTAGAGATATCACCAAATTCTACTTGAGATGAACCACTAAATACATTATCTCCATTGATTTCTAAGTATCTTAAATCTAAAGATGAAGTTACTTGAGAAGAGCCAGATACAATGTTACTTCCACCAAATACAATACTTCCATGTTGAATGTTTGTTAATTCAGAACCATCTCCTTTAAATCCAACTGATGAACTTACTTTTGCATCTAATACAAATGAAGAAGTTGCATCATCCCATTTTAATGATTTATTAGCTCCTGCAATTTCTAACCCAGCCCCATCAGCCTGAGCAGAATTTTGAGAACCACTAGCTACTGTTATTAATTTATCTTCAATTGTTAATTCTGAAGTTCCTATTTCTGTTGCTGCACCTAATACTGTTAAATCACCTGTAATTGTTACATCGCCACTTGCAGTTATATCATTGAATAATACATTTGAAGTTGTACTAAGGTTTTGATTTATGGTATCAAGTTCTGTTTTATTTGAATGTGTATGGGAAACCCCTTCAAGAGTATCTAACCTTGAATCTAAAGATGTGGAAACAGATGTTCCTACAAATAAATCATTAACTTGGTCAGAACCACTTACTACACCACCTAATATATCAGCTGATATAGAACCATTGGTTATGGTTATATCTATATTTGCAGTATCTACTGAAGAAGAAACTATATTTGTTCCTCCAGTTACAACAGATACATCAACTTGGGATGAACCACTAATTACAGTATCTGCATTTAATTTATCTTTTACATTACTATCAAAGTTTGTAATTGAATCAGCATCTACTTGAGATGAACCACTAAATAATATGTGAGTTGCACTTGATTTTTGTTCATAAGTATCATCAAGTGATGATGAGAAAGTTTCTAAATCCCCTATTCTGTTTTCATGGTCTGAACCAGTTGATTCTAAATCTACTATTCTATTTCTATGGTCTGAACCAGTTGATTCAGTATTTACTAATCGTGTTTCGTGGTCTGAACCGGTTGATTCTAAATCTACTATTCTACTTCTATGGTCTGAACCGGTTAGTTCAGCATTATCTAATCTTAAATCAATTGAAGTTGAAAATGGGCCTTCAATAGTATCTAATCTGGATTCATGGTCTGAACCAGTTGATTCTAATTCAACTATTCTACCTCTATGGTCTGAACCAGTTGATTCATTATTTGATATACGAGTTTCATGATTTGAACCAGTTGATTCTAAATCTACTATTCTTTCTCTGTGGTTAGAACCACTTAATTCTGCATTATCTAATCTTAAATCAACTGAAGTTGAGAACGGACCTTCTAATGTATCCAATCTTGATTCATGGTCTGAACCTGTTGATTCTAATAATACTATTCTACCTCTATGATTTGAACCACTCGATTCTGCGTTATCTAATCTCAAATCAACTGATTCTGAATAATCTGTAAAGTTTGTTACTGATGAAGATAATATACCACTATTTGGTACTGATAAATCTTCTATCGATGCAGAAACAACATAAAGATTTTTATATCTATATGTAGATGAACCTAAGTCATATACAGCATCTGTATCAGGTATAAGAGAACCACTTAAAGATGCATTTACAATAATTTCATCAGTAGCATCTCCATCACCCAAATATATACTACCACCAAGTACTATATTTCCATCAATTGTTGCATCACCTGTAAGTTTTAGATTAGATGCGGTTAAATCACCACTCAAACTTACATAATCAACAGTATTTGAACCTGATTTTAATAGAATATGTGAATTCGTACCATCACCTACAACAATTGTTGCAAGAGTTTGGTGATAAAACAGTTCTGATTCTGCAAGAGAAGGTATTGATGTTCCTCTCCTTAATTTTAGTATAGCTGCCATCTAAATTATATTCCCATTTATTTTATATAAATATACCTAAATTTGTATTTTAAGATTTGTGTAAGTAATACTCCACCTATATAAGTATAAAAATCAGTAAAAGTATAAAAAAAATCCCCAACCTTTCGGAAGGGGATTTAAAATTTATAAGTAAATTCTATTAGAATGTACCTCCATCAATTTCTCTACTTGCAACGAATGATGAACCGTTCCATTGAATTACATCTCCAGCATTTGAAGGTGTAACTGCCTCAAGTGATTTATTTGTATCGAAATAAACGAATGAGTTAGCAGTTCCTGCATTAATTCTTAATTCTGCAGTTCCACTAATTGTTACATTTGTTCCATCATCAGTAATCAATGAGTCAACTAATAATCCACTTGAATTAGCCTTAAGTACTGTGTTAGAAGTTGGAGATGCATTTAATCTTGCAAGTTCCTTTTCACTTCCAGCTGCACCACCCTTCCAATAGTCATTAGTTCCATCCCATAGTAAAGAACCACTTATTGTATTAGGTGCCTGAGCATCAGTTACTAATAAACCAGCATCTGTTTGTGCACCTCCATAGTTAAGTTCTAATACATTATCACCGATTTGTACAGTAGTTGAATCAACAGTTGTAGTTGTTCCTAATACTGAAAGGTTACCTGTAATTGTTGCATTTCCACCAACTGAAAGGTTTTGTTGAATAGATGCAGTTGCGATAGTTACTTCATCAGGTAAACCAACAGTTACAGTTCCACCACTACCTAAAGTTACCGAACCTCCACTTACTTCGATTTCATTATTAGTACCTTGAACAGTTAATCCAGTATTACCTTCTACAGCAGTTCCTGCAGTTGAACCATAATCAACTTCTACTGCGTTATCAACACCATTAAGTGAGATACCTGTACCAGCAACATCAGCCGCGAGTGCAGAAGCGGGAACTCCACCATTTTTGATTGTTATGTTACCACTTGAATCACCAAAGTTAGTTGATGAGAACGAAGCAATACCTTTAACAGATGTGGAAGCATCTTGTATATTATAAGTTACAGTATCATCAGTTACTGCCGCACTTATACCAGTTCCTCCACCAAATGTAAGTGTACCAGTTGATAAACTTACAGTATCAGTACCACTATCACCTGCAATTCCTAATGTTGTTGCTATTCCTGAAAGACCGGAACCATCTCCTACAAATGAACCACTAAATGAACCACTTGCCGTAAAGTTCTCTATATTTGCACCTTCTAATTGAGATGAACCACTAATTACACCTAAAGTATTTAAAATTGGTGTTACATTTCCAGCATCAGTTACATTTGCACTAGCCTCAATACCATCTAATTTAGATTTTAAAGTATTTGTTAAGTTGTTAGTATCCGATTCACTAAATAATGCAGTTTTAATTTCAGCACCTGTCTGGTCAGCCGTAGCACCATTTTCAACATTTAATAAAGTTCTTACTTGAGTTGCTGAACCACTTACTACTGATAGTGAGTTAATATGGTCTGTTACATCAGAATCTCCATATTGTGCCGAACCAGCAATTGTTAATGTACCAGCTGAATCATCATATGTTAATGAGATACCAGTACCTTCTGTTAATAATGTATTAACTCTATCATCTACTCTTTCATTTGTGTGAAATAAATTTGATGAACCTTCTGTTATATTATCAGTATTACCAGTTACACTACCTAAAGAAACTTGACCCGAACCACTAATAACAGTTTTTGCATCCATTCTAGCATCTACATTAGAATCAAAATTCGTAATTGTATTTGCATTTACTTGAGATGAACCACTAATTACATTACCACTTACTGCGTTTGCAATTGCATCTGCAGATATAGAACCACCTAAAGATGTATCTACTCCAGCGATTGTAATTCCATCATTTGTAAGGGATGAATTAGCAATGTTTGAAATAGTATTGTTTGAACCATTAATTGTTTTGTTAGTTAAAGTTTGTGTTCCACTTATGTTAACTAAAGCGATTTCACTTCCTTTTACACCAGCAGCCCAAAGGTCATTTGCTGAATCCCAAATTAGGGAACCAGTATCAGTATTAGGTGCAGTTGCATCTTTTACATGGATACCACCATTTGTTGCTCCTGTTCCATTTAATTCGATGATGTTATCACCAATCTGAACAGTAGTTGAATCAACAGTTGTAGTTGTTCCTTGTACATCTAAGTTACCAACAACAGTTAAATCGTTTCCGATAGTTACATCATCTGGTAAAGAGATTGTTACTGTGTTATCTGTTACTGCGGTTGTGATTTCATTTGCAGTACCTGCGAATGTCAAAGCATTATTAATTAAATCAACAGTATCATTTCCAGTTGAACCACTAATATTTAAGTTAGTTGCTAAACCAGTTAATCCACTACCATTACCAACGAATGAACCAGTGAAAGTTGAACCTCCATCTGCATCTCCGAAGTTATCACCACTTACTCTACCAGTTCCGAAATCGGTTGCCTGATTTGAAAGTAATGAAACGATTTGTGAAGAACCACTAACAACTGTCTCAGCATCTAATCTTGTTTTTACTCTTGCGTTTGTAAAGTATAAATTTGTACCTTCTGTTAAGTTAGTAGTACTTGAACTTGATTCATCTATAAGTTTTATCCAGCTACCACCATGTGCGAAATATCCTTTACCAGTTCCATGTACATGAGCGAACATACCATGATAAGTTCCTGCGTTTGGTAAATCTGATTCTGCAGAGTAAACATTTGAATATAATACTTTACCTGTTGTAGTAATATTAAATGCTTGTGCATCTAAGTTACCTCCTAATTGTGGAGTTGTATCTTCTACAACATTGTTTATAGAAACTGCTTCTGCTCTTGCATTTGTAAAGTACAAGTTAGTTGAACCTTCAGTTATTTCATCTGAATTATCTTTTGTTGCAATTTGTGTGGCAATGTATGCCTTAACAGATTGTTGTGTTGGAAATTTAGTTGCCGAATCTGATGAGAAGTTATCTTCATCAACACCAACTAAACTAATAATTTGTGCCGAAGCAGAAACTACACTATCACCACCTGTATTTAAATATCTTGTATCAAATGCAGATGTAAGTTGACCTGAACCAGAGATTACAGTTTCAGCATCTAATCTTGCTTTTACTCTTGCATTTGTAAAGTATAGGTTTGATGAATCTTCAGAAACATCTGCAGTGTTAAATCCAGTTTTATCTGCATCATTAAGAACTACTTGAGATGAACCAGAAAATATACCTGTTCCACCTGTTTGAGCGGATGCTTTAACTTCAACATTACCACCCTTGTTTAAGATATATAGTTTTTGGTCATCTGTATCGTAGAATGGAATACCATCTACTGAAGTATCATAGGATGCACCAGTTAAGTCAGGTACAGATGTACCTTGTAAAATTTTGTTTGCAGGAGTTGCGGTTGAACCATCAATACCTACAAATAAGAGGGAGTCTCCATTGGTAGCTGTAATTCCTGATGAACCTGTGATTACGAGTAATTCACCCGCTCTCTTAGTTGCAGACCCAACGGTTTCTAACGCACCTCTTCTATGTTTAATAATTTGTGCCATTTTTTATTTTTTCCTTTTTAATTAAAAAATTAATCGAAAACCTTTATTTGTTCAACAGGACATTTGCCTAAATATATGAACTCTATGTAGAGTTACGAATATAAATATAATAATCTATGAGAATAGTGAATTTTTAAAGTGATTAGTTATATTGAACCACCATCTATTGTAGTTTTCTGTACACCTCCAGTGAAATGAGCTGAACCTGTATCAAGATTAATTCCATCAGAATTTAGAAAAATACCATTACCAGGGTCTAATTCCAATACTACATTTCCACTTGATGCACCACCTTTAATACCTTCATCAGATGTAAATACAGCAGTGATATCACCACTACCACCTCCTCCACCACCCTCAAGTGAAGATAAATCAATTGAAGATGAAACCCTCGTTGAACCAGCTATATCTTGACCAAATAAAGTTAGGGTTGATGTTGAACTATCAAATGATGCGGATACAAACGAACCACTATCAAAAGAAAACTGAGAAAATGCGACTGTATCTTCAAATGTATTTACATAATCTGCTAATGTAACATTAGCCTTATATAAAGAACCACTATCTTGTACATATACAATCTGACCATTAGTAAAATAGTTTACAGATGTTGAATTTAAATCACTTGAATTATATACCTTAAAGGCACCCTTAATTCTTTGAATATCAGCTAGTATTTCATTAGCTGATATTGCTCCTGAACTTAATTGTAGATTTGTGGTTATATTTAATGGCATCTTTTTTTTCCTCTATCCTTATAAATATTTTATTTTTTAAAAATCTCCAAGTGAACCACTACTTGGTAATACTTTTAATCTCATTGTTGTTCCTGAATTTTGTCCTTTTGTTCCTATTACATTCCACTCTGTAAATCCATCTTTTGCCGAATCTAACACAATAGAGTGTATTACGGTTGAAGCTACTCCTAATGGTGCACCTGTACCATCCACATATTCTACTAAAACAAATTCTCCTGCAGTACTTCCACCAAATGAATCTGTCATAGATGTTGGTACACCACCCATTGATGAACCACTTGGGAAAACTATAATTGTTTGTACTCCATTTGCCCAACTCATAGCTCCTGCTGATGCAGATATTGCTGTATTTAAATCTGAACCACTTACTGTTGCGGCCAATGTTGCAGTTTTACTTCCTGCTAATGAAATCGTTGTACTTCCTATATCACCTGCTTTAAATTTATAATATGGTGATGCAGTATTTGCCGTATAAGCAGTTACTTCTGGTGGAGTATCACTATTTAGAGTACTACCACCCATTACTGCTAAATAGTTAGAATTAAATCCTGCAACTGTTCCATAATTTGAGTAGTAAATATAAATCTTACCATTATTTGCAGATTGGTCAACTGTTATTGTTTCACTTGTTAAAGTTACTGATTCTGAATAACTATCAGTTACAGTTATGTTAATTGTATATGTTCCTGCCGATAATGAACCAGTTGGTTGTATTTCAAATGGGGATGATGAACCACTTACATCAAATTTACCACCATCTGTTCCCGCGAGCGTGATTGTGAACGGTGAATTCGATTCCGTATCTGATACTATCAATGAACCTGCATCAGAACCACTCGTTGAGTTATCACTTTCATAATTCGATGATGATACAAATGAAGCTGCTGGTGATTGATTACCAAATAAAGTTGCAGTTACCGAACCACTTCCTATATTTCCATATTGGTCTGAGAATGTTATTGTAGAACTTATATTATCTCCACTTTGAGTTACAGAACCACTTAAATCTAAACCTAATGTTAAATTACCACTATTATCAATAGAAATTGCCTGATTTGAAGAAGTAAATGATTGAACCACAGGTGAACCATATGATGGTGAGTAAGATACACTTACTTGTGCCGTATTTCCATTGTTATATCCAGTTGCATCTCTGAATACATCTCCACTTTCGGCAGATTCTATAATATAGATAGAAGTATCACCACCAAGTGTTCCTAAATCAGATTGTGCAATCGTTATTGTATGTCCTTCTGTATTTGTTCTGAAAGAATGTACATCATCTACCGATGAACTGAATGTATAATTTGATGCACTTAGTTGTGAGTTTGCAGTTACTAACCAAGTATTAGAATTTTGTGTAAATGTTAATTGATTTGATGAATCTGAGAAGGTTACACCATCATAATCAATACCATCCGACTCAGTATCACTAAATGTTAATGTTACCAATGTTCCACCTGAACCAGTTGCCTGGTTTGTATTCAATATAGATGAATTACTAAATGTAATATCAGGTGCATTGTTTGTTGTTACATTCACCGATATACTTCCACTTCCTATATTTCCATATTGGTCCGCGAAGGTGATATTTGATGAAATAACATCTCCACTTAATTGACCACTACCACTAATGTTAGTACCAACAGATAAGTTACCACTTGAATTTACATCAATCAATGCATTTGAAGAAGTAAATGATTGTACAACTTGTGAACCATAGTTTGGTGAGTAAGAAACTGATAAATCTCCTTGTGTTCCTGTTCTACCATTTGAATTTGTTACTATGTTGTTACCATTTACAGCAGATTCTATAACATAGAATGTACCATTTGTACCTAAAGTACCTATATCCGCTTGAGAAATAGTTAATGTTCTATCATATGATGATGATTTACCAAAATTATCAAAAACATTGAGTGTATAATTGTAAGTTTGAGCAGATAAATTAGATGCCGCTTGAATATCAAGTGATGATGAGTTTGAATTGTTATATTGTAATTGGAATGATGAAGCATCTGTACCACTTAATGATGATGAGTATGGAGTATCTCCCTCAGTATCAGTAATTGTTACATTTACTAAATCAGTACCAGTTGTTGCTTCGTTTGAATTTAAATCACCAGTTACATCTGTGAAAGATGCACTTGGATGGTGATTATCAAATACATTTACAGTTACATTACCAGTATCTATGTTACCATATTGGTCTGAGAATGTTATAGTTGATGTTATCGTATCTCCACTACCAGTAGTTGAACCACTTATATTCAATCCAAGTGTTAAATTACCACTATTATCAATAGAAATCGCCTGATTTGATGATGTGAATGATTGAACAACAGGTGAACCGAATGAAGTTGAGTATGAAACTGAAACTTGTGAAGTATTTCCTCCACCAAATCCACTTGCATCTCTAATTGAATCACCACTTTGACCAGATTCTATAATATATGATGTGGTATCTCCACCAAGTGTACCATTATCTGCTTGTGCAATGGTAAATGAACCACTTTCTTTGTTTGTTCTGAATCCATGAACATCTTGAAGTGATGACGTATATGAATATGTACCAGCAGGTACTGAAGTATTGTTTACTAATAACTTCATTGATGGAGTTGATATAGAAGGAGTGAAATAAGTTGTATTATATCCCTCAAAACTCAATCCACTATTAGGTATCGAATCACTTTCGGTATCTGATATAGATAAAGATAGTATTTCTTCTGAACCAGTTGCCTGATTTGTGTTTAAATTAGAAGTTGATGTTGAACTTATAGTTGGTGCTTCGTTTGTAGTTACACTCACACTTAAGCTATCAGTAGTTGTTGTACCAAATGTGTTTGTAAATGTAATTACTGAATCAATTGTATCACCACTACCAGTACTTGAACCACTTATATCCAATCCTATCGATAAATTACCATTTGAATTGATTGAAATTGATGGTTTTGATGATGACCATGTACCACTTTGGTTAGAACCATAATCTGCCTGTGTTCCTGTTCTACCATTTGAATTAACTCTAACTAAATCATTACTAACCGATGATTCTATTATATACGGACCTGCTGACCAGTTATCTGAAAGTGTTGCTGGTGTATCATCATCGATGTTTATTGTAATTAACCCTACTGCAGAATCTGTATTGTAAGAATCAGTTACTTGAACTCTATAAATGTATCTGTTTATTAAATCTGAATTTATATAAACACCTGTTTTTCTTGTTATCACACCACTTGAACTCATTTGGAATGGATTTTCGTGTGGGTCTGTTAATTGTGATGAACCACCATAAGAACCACTTGAAACATTACTACCATCTAATAGAATTTGGTGTAATTCAAAGTTTTTAAATGTTATTGTATCACCTTCACTATCAGCAGATGATATAGTTCCAACAGTTGCCCCATTTGAACTATTCTCATTGATAGAAGATAGTGTTTGGTTGTTTACAGTTGGTGTTGCGTTATCAACAACATTAACAGTAATAGGTAAAGTTGCTATAGAATCCGAATCTTGTCCTGCTTCATAGTGTTCATCTGATGCGGATATACTAAATGTATAAGTTGTTTGTGATTCATAATCCAATGAACCTGTATTTTGTCTAATATCAACATAAGTTGAGTATTTTGTTATATCAAAGTGGTTGTTATCAATAGAAGATGAGTGAATTGTAATAGTATCTCCATTTGCATCTGTAAAATATACTCTTTTTACCAAAGTATCATTAGCTGAACTTTCGTTTAAGTTAGAAGTTACTGATGTTATGATATTTCCACTTGTAGAAGTTTCTCTAAATACTGGTGTTGAGTTTGGAGTTACAAAAACAGTAATATCTTTTTCAACAGTTGAGTTAAATGTATCAGTTGCTGTTGCGGTAAAGGTATGTCCATGTACTCCACCAACTAAATCAGTATTAAATGATGATGATTCTGCTAATGCATTTAAAGTTAGAACACCATTTGATGCAACTCTAACTAAATCATCAGTATATGAAGAAGCTGTACCAAATGAAAGTGTTTGTCCTTCAGGGTCTGTTCCTGCAATAGTTACAATCGTTGTACTACTTGGTGTATATTCTGCAATTGTTTGATTACCAGTTGTAATTGAGGGTGAACTATTTGGATAAAATACAGCATTTAAAAAATCTGTTATAGAACCACTTGTACCAGGATTAAATGATGCTGAAAACAATTGTGGTAATTTATCTTGTGATACGATTCTATTTCCATCAAAATCTGTTGAACCTCCACTTGAACCACTTAATGCATATCTTATATCATAAGAAGATGTTAATTGTGAAGAACCACTTATTGTACCACTTGGTATTTCTGTTTTAGAACCACTTAGTAATCCACTTGGAAGTGAAGTAATATACGATGAAGTTACTGCACTTAAACCATCAACTTCTGTTTGTATTGATGATGTAAATGTGTTAAGTGATGAAATATCTGTTTTAGAACCACTTAAAATACCAGTTCCATCAGTTGAGAATGATTCTGATATGAATCCTAATGATGTTATTTGTGCAGAACCACTAATTGTTCCTTCAGGTGTGTTATCTCCACTACTACTTACAAATCCTAATGATGTAATTTGAGCCGAACCACTAATTACACCTGTTGGTAGAGCATTTGTAGTATCAATTGATATTACCCAATATCCATCATAATAAACATAGAGGTTACCATCATCAGATTTCCACCATAAATCACCTTCAGATGGTAAATTTGGTGCAGAATCAGAAACAGTTACATTTGAACTACCTCCACTTGCAGAAGATGATATAATATAGTTACTACCATCTACATTTATTGTTATATTTTCACCAGCAACTATCGAACCACTAAATACACCATCAGAATCTAACTTAGATTTTATAGTTGAATCGATTGATGATGTAAATGTTTCAAGAGCCGTTAATCTTTGTCTACTTGAAGTGTAATGATTTGCAAATGCCGTATCATTTGTTGTATCTGTTGAATTTACTAAGTTTACAATCTCTACAAATTGGTCATAATCTGAGTTTGCTCCACTTAATATATTATCTATTCTTGTTTTTTCGGTATCAATCCTTGAATCAATGGATGAACTAAATGAACCACTTACTACTCCACTTGGAATTGATGTTAAATACGATGAGGTTTGAGAAGATATTGCATCTACTTCGGTTTGTATTGAACTTGTAAAAGTATTTAGTGAATCAATTAATGAAGCATCACTTCCACTTACATCAGATGCACTAATTGTGATAATTCCACTACCAGAAGTAATTGTTACATTCGTACCACCAACCAACGAACCACTTATAACATCAGTTCCATCTAAATTCCTTAGTACAGAACCACTTACTACTCCACTTGGAATTGATGTTAAATAAGATGATGTTTGTGAAGATATTGCATCTACTTCTGTTTGTATTGATGAAGTAAATGTATTAAGTGATGAAATATCAGTTGAACTACTCTGAGATATAAAACCTAATGATGTTATTTGAGCCGAACTACTAATTGTTCCACTTGGTAATTGTGATTCTATCGAACCACTAAGTACATTTGTTCCATCTAAAGTTCGTAATACCGAACCACTAACTATACCAGTTCCATCTGTTGAAAATGATTCGGATATGAATCCAAAATCAGTTATTTGTTGAGATGAGGATATTATTCCCTCTGGTAGTAAAACAATTATTTGTCCTGAACCAGATACAAGTCCACTTGGAATATTTTGTAAATTTGTTGACCAATCTGCTCCTGCACCACCTGCAGAAATACCTGTTATTCTTGAATCAACTGATGAACTAAATGATGTAAAGGTTGAACCACTTATGATTCCACTTGGGATACCACTTAGTTCACTCCACGAGGATGCTCCACCACCACTTCCAGTCGGTATAGTTATAGTATTACCACTTGAGATTGTAAGTTGGTCTCCAACAATAGAAAGTATTTGAGAATCAGAGCCAGTATCATCTGTTGCTCCTAAATCATTAGAAATAGTATATGTACCACCAACTTCTTGAATTGTAATACCAGTACCTCCAATAAAACTTGGTGTACCTTGTACATCAGTATATCTAACACCATATATTGGGCCAGAGGAAGAAATAGATGATGCAGTTATGTTACCAAAAATGGAATTTGAACCGGTTGCGATAAACGAACCAGAAACTTTAAATTCCCCTTCAATAACTGAAGCGGTTACTACACCTTGTATCTGTTTACTTGCAATTAAAGTTGCCATATTATCTACTCACTATTTTACCTTTTACTGAAAAATCTGTATTAACTATTAACTGAGGAGCTAAAGTTATATTTTCAGTAAAACTAATTACTATATTTGTTCCATTATCAGTAACCGAGTAAGAATCTGCATCTTTTTTTACACCTTGTAAATAAACATCAACATAATCAGAAGATGAGTCTACCTTTATATCTTCAAATACAAATTTCTTATTAGATAAAGTAAGTGTAAATAATACACCACTTAAACTAATAGAATCTGGTATATGAGTAAATATTGAAGTATCTTCAATTACCTCTTGTACCAAATTTTTAAATCTGCTTTTATCATTAAAAGGAGTTACTATATCAGGTTTTTTCTTACTCATACTAAATCTATATCTCCTTCAATTTTTATATCATCATCACCTTCTAAATTATATTGAAAGTTTGATTTTTTAAACTTTATATATAAATCATTATTAACTTGTTCTTTTATATAATCTCTTTCAAGAATATATTGACCATTTATAAATATATCAAATCTTGCGTGTTCCTTTCTTAAAGGTCTTAAAAATGATTCCAAATCTTTCATTTTAGCATTTTCAAGTTTCCATATAAAATATGTTTGATGATTCAAATTATGAGGCACCAATTTATATTCATCTGGTTCATGTACTTGTTTTAATATTTTTTGTAAATCTTTAATAGCCATTTTATAATTCTATAAATTTTCCTGTTATACCAATTTCATCACTACTACTTAAAATATATCCTAATTCAGTTGATGTAGATTGTAAATCAGTAGGATATGTTCCACCTACCGAAAGTGAACCTGTTGAAAAATTAAACTCTATTTCATTATTTGCATATGAACCAGTATAAGAATATTTTGTAGATGGAATAAATACCCCATTAACATAAACTCTAAACCAATCATTTGTATCAAATACACCATTTAATTCTGGTGGTAACTTAGGAAGTTCTACATTTGATAATTTAACACTATCACTATCTACAAAAACTGTTTCTTGTGAACCCCTTATTGACATAAAATCAATTACATCTGAATATTCGTTATACAATTGTTTTTCTACTGTTTTACCGGTTACATTTGAACCTAATCCTGTTAAATCAGTTTCAGTACCCCAAACTACTTTTTTTGGAGTAATTGATTTTTTATGAGTTGATTGGTTATCAAATTGTTCTGGTAAAAGATAAGCATAAACAGCCATTGTAAAGTTTGTTCTAACTATTCTTTGAGAACCTTCACTTACCTCAGTTGTATTATCAAAATTATCTATTTTTACTCTAAACTTAAAACCATCTTTATCTCCCCAATATTCATCGGTTGCATATTGAAACGCTTCTACAATTTTATTCATGTGTTCTGTAAAATCAGTCCAAATGATTACTTCATATGTAATGTTTACATAATCAGGCATTACAACATCAAATAATTCAACAGGTCTTTTAGTACCTGTCATAGCTGAAAATTTATCGTATTTGTGTTTTTTAGAATATCTCGATACTGATGGATAAGAAATGTGTCTATTCATTGTGTTAGCAAATGAATCATCTCTTGCTATAGAATTTCTCTTGAACATTATTAAAGGAATCTGTAACATTCCTTTTTTATCTCTTAAAAACCCATCTTTTTGAATAGATTTCCATCTTTCAGGATTACCATATACAACTGGTATCTTTTGTTTTTCTTCAAATATTTCAACAGTAGGCAATACAGTATCAATCATATGTTCTGCCATTGCTAAATCAACATCATATAATTTTACACCTTTTCCTTTTTCAATACTTTCTTTTTTGTATTGTAGGGCTCTGTTTACAGGTTTATTTTTTAAAGGGTCAATTGCCATTAGTGATATGTCCTTTCATCTATTTGAATTTGACTTCTTCTTACCATAAACCCAACACCAATAAGTGTGTTGTTAGAATTTTGGAATGTATTTGTTTCTTTATCATAAACTTGAGGTTGTCCACCAATTCTTTGGTTTTCTCTTATGTTATCCATTTCATAATAAATACCATCAAATAAAATCACATCACCTATTTCAGGATAACCAACTGTAAGGTTTTGGATTGCCTCTGTTGGAACTAAAGTACCATTTATATCTCTTACCTTTGGTACTGCAAAAGAAGTTTCTCTCAATCGTTCTCTATTGAACCTAAATTCAACTGCTTGTTGTTTATCTGCACCAAATCCCTCATATACAACATTCATAGGCTCCCTATCAACTATACACATTACAGTTGAAGGTGCTCTCCAAACCTTTCCTAAAGATTCACCATATAGATTAGTTTTTGTTTCACCAACTGATACCTTAAATAAAGTTACAGCTTGCTCCACCACATAATCCACTACTTCTTCAGAAATAGTTTTTATAAAATCTACATCTTTTGCATTGAAAAACTTTGGCATAATATTATCCTACATAAATATTTAATGGAACTCGAGTCATTACTTGTTGTTGTTGTTCAACCATAGCTGCCTCATTCTCCATTCTTTGTTTTTTACTTACCTCATTCAGATTCTCTCTTAATTGTTCAACAAGAGCATCTTTTTCTGTTTGTGCTTCAGCTCTTAATGCTGCACCATCTAAAGAAACTTCTGAACCTGGTATAGGAACAGTTGAATATTTTTCTCTAACTGCACCTAACATCTCTTTTGCCAAAGCGAGTGTATATTTTCGTATCCATTGTTTACCAACATCATTTATTTTAGTATATTCAGCAAAATTATATCCTACGTTTGAGTAATCTGATACTACATTAGGAGTTATGATTGTTGAATTTTCTCTTCTATCTTTTACAACTTGATATTCAAACCATAAAGGGTAAGATGTTGTTGGTTTTGGAAATATTTGTAATTTATTGTTTACTATATTAAATGTATGTGCTGATTTTCTGATTTGGTCGTTGAATTCAATCTGTTGAATCCTTAACATATCCTCATAAATTGGCATCAAGATAAATTGTGCCGCTGGTGAGAATGAACCGAAACCAAATTCATCAATCAAGTTAAGAGTTCCTTGTCCACTTACTGAGTATGGGTCAAAGAATCTTTGAATTGCTGGAGTTGATTCGTAAAATACTTTCGTTACATCAATTCTTTCTCCACTTTCAGAAACATCTGCAAATAAGGTTTGTAAATCGTATTCTTGAGAACCAGTACCAACTGTAATATAATCTTTCTTTATATCAGTTCTACCACCAACATTAGCAAAATTACCATAGGTTTCTGCTATTGTTGCTATATTATTAAGTTCCGAACCAATTACTGATTGACCAGTATAATTAGAACCAGTTGCCTGTCCTTCTAATGCTCCGAGGTTATTTCTTATATTAAATTGGTTTACTTGAGATGAGTATTCACTCACTGCTTCTTCAAATACCGCAAAGAAATTATCACCTTCTAATTCAACATCTATAATAGGATATCCTAATCGTTTAGCACACCAAGATGCAACTTTTGGTGCATCTGTTTGAAATAATGAATCAGAATCATAAATTCCAAATGGTGTTGATGAACCAGAAGTAAATGATGATGTTCCTGTCCACACTCTTGCTTGAGACATATATTTTTCTCCTTTACTTATACAATTATACTCTTATAAATATAAATTATTTGAAAAGGAGAGTATAAAGCAAAAAAAAGAGGGAACTTTCGTTCCCTCTAATTTTATCATCACTATTGTAATGACCTATTTACTAAGTTTATCAACTACTATAAGTTAGATAAATCTTTAACATAGATTTTACCATAGAATTCTGGTCTTACCATTTTCTTAGCGTATCTAGTCATTACACCTCTTCTTGGTGTAAAGTTAGTTGGGTCATATACAAGAGGAGTCATGATTAATGGTACATACGGTGCATATACAGCTCCAGTTTCAAGGAAGTTACTTCCTTTAAATCCTAATAAGATTTCGTTAGAAGTCATATAAGGGTTTTTGTAAACTGTGTATCTGTTTGCAATAGAACCAACAGTAGTTACACCAGCTGCGAAAGATGAAGCATCTTTATCAGCAGATACAGTAAATCCTGGGATAGATTCTAAAATAGTACATACATCAGGAGAAGCAACTACGAAGTTAGCACCACCTCTTAAAGTTAATTGGTGAATCTTGTTCGAAACTTTGTTAAGTTTAGCACCTAAAGTCTGGAACCAAGAGTTCTTAGTGTAAGCTGCAGAGTTAGAACCAGCTAACCATACATTTTGGATTGAATCAAACTCTTCACCTAAAGTTACTGACCAGTATTCAGTTGTTAATGCGTTAGACTTTAACATATCTAAGATTTCTAAGTCAATCTCTAATGAGATATACTCAGATAACATAGAAGTTAATTCAGCCTCAGCATCAATACTGTGGTAAGCATTTAAATCTTGAGCTAATTCAGGTGTCCATACAGCCTTAAGTTTTCTAGTCTTAGCAACAATTGCCTCTGACTTCAACTCAAGGTCAACTTCTGGAATTTCTAAATCGAATCCAGATGCTGATGAATTTGAACCAAGTGCGTTACCTTTAGCTTCGAAATCACCTCTATCAGATGCAACTGGTTGCTCTGAGAAGTAGATGTTATCGATAGTTGAAGGGTCACTAGCACCTACTGCAATCTTCACGATAAATGCAACGTTAGTTCCATCTTCTGAAGTGTGTGCAGGATAGTAATCAGTAATTGCTGAATCAGCGATTCTGAAACTTCTTACTGCATCAAAATCAGCGTTTGATAAATCAGATTTAGCAACTTCTACTTTTGCTAATGTTCCAGCTGCGATTGAAGCTGAAAGTGATGAATCATAAGATACATCAGCTAATGAAGCTGAATCCCATGATACAGTTGATTTACCTGCAGCTGCAGTTTCGTTTAGAGTATATCCAAACGCACCGTCTCCGTAAAGACCGTTTTCAGCTTGTTTTGTTTGACCAAAACCAGCGTCAATAGTAGCACCACCAGCACCACCAAATAAAGAACCAGCTGCACCATCACTTCTACCAGCTTGGCCATTAGTTCCATATTTAAAGTCTAAGTAAAATATTAGACCTGAAGGTAAGTTCATTGGTTGTACACTAACGAATTCTTTCGATGCAATTTCACCGAAGATTCTTCTTACTAATGGAAGGGCTACCCCACTCCATTCTTCACTACCCGCTGATGTTCCAGTCGAAGTAGCTTCATCAAGCAATTGTTTTGCTTGGTTTTCTAACAATACAGAAATCTGTGATTGTTCTCTTTCTCCTAAACCTTCAAGAAGTCCAGTTTGTTCCCATTTTCCTTTAAGCTCTCTTGTTTCAGCAAGCATTACAGACTGTGGGTTCTTTCCTTCCATCAATTTAGATAAATCAAAATTTGCCATTTTTTTATCTCCTTAATAATTTGTTAATTAATGTTAGCAAGTTTTTTGAATCTTTCTGCCATCACATTAGTTGATTCAGTAATTACTTCCTTTTTAGGAGCAGTACTTGCAACTGGTTTAGATGCGAATGATTCGTTAATTTTCTTACTTGATTTTACTCTTTTTGTAGTTCCATTAATCTTGAAACTCTCAGCTAATGTTGAGAATACAAGTTTAACTTCTCTTACGTTACCAGTTCTGTCTAATGTTTCAACAACTTTCATTTTCTGGTCGTTGTTTAAGTCATAAGACCTGAACAATTTGTTTGTGTAAAGTAATTTTGCGTTTAACAAGTTAACTTCATTGATAGTAGATTTAAGTTCCTTGATAGTAGACATTGCCTCTTCCAATTCAGCTTTAACCTCTTCGATTTCGTTACCTTCTTCAACACCTTCTTCATCAGATTCTTCTTCATCTTCAGAAATATCACCATAACCCATCTCTTTTAAGATTTCGTTAAGGTCAATTTCTTCATCTAAATCTTCATCTTCAGATACTTCTTCTTCTACCTCTTCATCGTGAGTTTCTTCACCTTCAGAGTGTCCGTATCCTTCTTCGTGTTTCTCATCTTCATGAGAACCAACAGCGTCATCAGCGATATCTTCAACTTCTTCCTTTTCTTCATCATCAAGTTCTTCTTCAACTTCAGCTTCTTCTTCGTGAGAATCTTCTTCAAGTTGTGATTCAAGTTCTTTAATGATTGATTCAAGGTCAAGTTCGTCATCATCTGACTCTTCTTCAGAAACAACATCTTCTTCACCTTCAGAGTTGTAAGCACCTTCTTCAACTTCCTCACCTTCAGAATCTTCTTCTTCTGTGATTTCGTCTCCTTCAGTTACTTCTTCTCCTTCAGCGATTTCTACGTTGTCATCTTCTTTCCCAACCTCAGAAGATTCAACTTCTGTATCAGGATTTCCTTGAGCTATGTCTGATGATGAGTTAGCGTCATCTGCTGGAGATTTATTTTCTCCATCACCAATATCAGATGCATCTCCATCAGGAGCATCATCCTTATCGTACTCTTCATTAACTTCTTCTTCTTCGGTTACAGCAGTAGTTTCTTCTACTTCTTCCTTTTCCTCATCACCTTCTTCAATTTCTTGTTGAAGTTTTTGAGAAAGGATAGATTGTAATCTTGGAGTGAAAGCCTCTTCAAGAGCGATTTTAGCATTAGCGATAGCAGTTTCACGAACAGCTTTAGCATCAGCGATAGCTTCTTTTAACAAATTTGAATTTGCCATAATAGTTACCTTTCGTTTTGTTTCGTGAAAATATTAAGGGATTTTCAATAAGATTAGTTTTCAAGGTTTTTTTGGTCACCTCACATAAGAATCGTGGGTATTCATTAACCTAAGTATAAACCCACATTAGGTGGGTTATTCAGTATATAAATATACAATCTATAATAAAAGCGTTATTTTTTATTAGATTTATTTTTATCTTGTGTTTTAGAACCTTTTTTCTTTTTTCTTTTTTTAGTAGGTAAACTTACTTTTGTATTACCTTCTGAAATTTTATCAAGTATAGTAAGTTTATATTGTTCTCTAACAGCTTGTTGTTTTTGTTTTCTTCGGATGGTTGTGGGTTTTATGTAGTATTTTCTTTCTCTTAATTCCAAAAGGTGACCCGAATCCATAACACCTCGTTTAAACTTTTTAAGTGCTCTGTTAATATCTCCTTTGATAACTTTAACAGAAACTAATTTTTTACCTTTACTCATTCTCCTTTATTTAGTGTAACAATTATAAGTATATATATTTTATTTTTTAAGAACCTTTACCAGTTCCACTTTTTCTTCCTTTTGTATGTGTAGAAACATTAATAGGTTTTTTACCCTGTCCTGCAGATGATTTACCACCTCTATTGGATTTGTTTTGTGCTGCTCTTTTTCTACGAGTTGCAGATTCTTTTTCTTTTTTACTCATAGATGCGGCTTTCTTGGCAGGAACACATTTAGCATATCCTTTTTTCTTACCACTTGTACCACATGGAGGATGTTTACCACTTTTATCTTTTTTACCGATATTAACCCACTTGGATTTAAACCAGTTTCTCAAATCTTC